AGGGCAGGGCTTGCGCCCTGCCCTGTGTTTTTTACTTGCCCCAGCTGTTGAGATATGCAACCTTTTTCTTGCTGGTCATAATTTCCTGCATCTTCCAGATGTACGTAGTATTCAGGCCATCGGAATGCGTCCGGCTTGAACGTACAAACCATGTAGCAAGTCCCTTGTCAGGATTGTAGGCAGTGAGATAATCGAAGAATTCACGGTACGAACATTCGATATGAATATCGATGCCCTTGTCAGCTCTCACATAGTCCCAGCGAATTTTTGTGCGCTTGCGGCGATATTTAGCAATGCAGGCATCAAAGTCATTATCCTCACAGTATAACCAGTCACCCGTCCCCGTCTTTTTTTCATAGCAAGTACGTTCCAAACTGTCGTAGATGTCCGTCTTGCCCATTTTGTGAGCGAAAAATTCACGGAAGGGAATTGCATCCGCGCCGTTCATGATCAGTAAATCAATTCGGTCAGCGGTTTCAGCGGTTTTCCCGCCCCTGCCCTTGTCAGCCGGATTATACATAAGTTTCACCAGCTTGACAACCTTTGTAGCATAGCAAGCGGGAATTAAATCACACAAGTCAATGCGAGAATTGACAATAGCACGAACGTTTTCATACTTGTGAGGCTGATTTTTGATTTCTTCAAAAATAGCTCCCAGCGTTTCCCTGTCAATAATTTTCATGTTTTTGCTCCTCTCTTTTTTGTAGCTTTTTGCCTGTTTCCGATTGATATTATCTCTCTTTATTCGGCATTTCACTTTTAGCTTTTCGACTGTTGATTTCAGTCTACCCGTTTTTCACGTCGCGCGGTGGGACGTTTCCCGTCTGTCGGTTCCGGCCCGCTGAATGCTTGGCTGCTCGCTCCCGACACCTATATTATACATAATTCCGGATAAATTGCAAGCGTTTTTTTTGAAAAAAATAAAAAATTTCAAAAAAATTTTTTTCAAGGCATCCGGGCGGGTATGTTTCGGGTTAGTGACGACTAACTGATCCCGCCCGAAGGCGGGCCTGCCCATCATCCACCAAACTTTTTAAAATTAAATATTTGACAACTTAAAATCTCATATGATACAATATAAAATAGAGGTGATGCTATGAAAAAAGCATATTTACTAGATTTCTCTATTGAAAGAGATACAGATCGTTTAGCCGCAGTACAAAAAATACTGGATGGTTTAGATAAAGACCCAACTCCAACTGAACTAGAGCAAATGGCCAACTACATCCTATATGGCAAGGATGAAAACGGACATAATGCAATTATGCGACATGAGTCTAAAGCACCAACCACCCGCTATAGTTCATATAAAACTGCAGACGATAAAGTGCTTTCATTAGATGAAATGATGGAAAACCCAATGTTTAATGAGGAATAGATACGCTCCGCGCGCTAGCGTAATCCATATAAAAAACCAGATAATACTATAAAGCGCCCGCGCTACGATAAACAAACGGGCGAAATGATTGATCCCGGCGACTCTGATATTCCAGGTATGGTTGATTTGTGGGACACCATAGATAGATGGTAGCATACTATTGATGTATTGTAGGGGAAAGTCGCGCCAAACGAAAATGATACGAACCTCAATGATAATTCGTATCGTGTTTATAGGTTGAAGCATAATTTAATTGATATTCGCCGCCATCAATACTATCTAAAAGATGCATATAAACCGACATTACATTTTCAAAACTTGGATCACCCAAAAACCCAATTCTACGATTGGACAGGCGATTCCTTCTATTGGATTTCGCGCGAAGAGTGGCAACGACGCGTAAGTAGTTCCTATTCACCCCTAGTTTCTCGTAATATAGAAGATTATGAGGTAGATGGGGATAAGGTGAAGTGGGTGGTGTGTAAGCATACATTTGATTGGGAAAATCCCAAGCACATTCGCGCGCTAATGAGTTATTGGGATTTAATTTATGACTCCTTATATGAAAAATTGGATACCTATGGGCGCACACTTATTTGGGATTTTGAGCATTATGTGGAGTAGGCGCAATTTTCGCCCTTACGTCTTCTACTTATTGATTTAAAGTTGAAGAAAGTGATGTATTAGGATATTATAGATGAGGTGGAGAGGTAGTTTGGTGTAGAATATAATTTAAATCATCTTTCTACTATTATAAATAGTGAGATACCTAATAAGATTGCGCTAGTAGCAAAGCGCGAACGCCTACTCATAGATACGCCGCCGGACAAATGGCAAGTATGCTCAGTATGCGGAAAAAATTTACCGCTAGACCCAGTTTTCTTTAATAAGAATGCTTCTCGTAAATCTGGCTTTTTTACGTATTGTAAGGAATGCGCCAAGTAGATGAGAATTGATAGGGGGTAGACTACATATGACAGACGTCTCAAAGATTCGCCGGTGTCTTAAATGTAAATAGGAACGCCCTATTATACAATTTCAATCTACTTCCTCTAAATTTTTTCCCGGCGGCCGCTGCTATATTTGTACTCCATGTCTTGAGATTATGACGCCGCAAGACAATTTGGGTGAAGTTGACCGTCTTATGCGCTGGCTCGACTTACCATTTGATATTGATAAATGGACGCAATTGTATGCATAGCATAAGGATCATACTTTAACTGCTTACTTTAATCTCCTATATGATGCACATTATGAGCCGCTAAAGTGGGCCGATGAGAATGAAAGATGGCGGCTCGCGCGCGAAGAAGGCACAATTGATGATGAGATTAAAGTTTTGAATGAAGCTAAGTTAAAGCATTTAAGGAAGGTATGGTCTGCCGCTTATAAGCCTGAACAGCTTCTATGGCTTGATAATTTTTATAATTAGATTGTTGCAACTCAAAACGTTTCTACTCCAATTCTATAGGAAAAGGCGCGAGATTTCTGTGAACTTCAACTGCATATCAAGGAGGGTTTGCGCTCCGGCGCGGATGTCTCCAAGATGATGAAGCAAGCCGACGATATTGTTAAAACCTACCATTTTGAAGCCTCTAATGCTAAATCTGCGGCTGACTTTGAATCAGTTGGTGAGCTTATGGTTTATTATGGTAAGAAAGGATGGCATCCAAATTGGCATACTGAGCCGCAAGACTCCATTGACTTTATGATGGAAAATATTTAGAACTACTTAAAACGTCTTGTAATCAATGAAGGTAATTTCGCTGAATAGGTCGAAGATAAACGTGCTCGCTATAATATGACTGAACGTCTTGAAGAAATTGAAAATGAAAAAGTTGATTTTGATGAGACTGCTGATGTAGAATATGAAGGAGCAGATGAACTCTCTGCCGAGTTAATGGGAGGGGGTATAGATGAATGATTTTGAGGAAGTTGTATTACGTGATGGAATACCAATTGAAAAAGGAGTTGTTCTAACGCGCGAATACCTTGATGCAAATCAAGAATTATTTACTAAATATCTTGACTTATGGATACGATATCCAGATTTACTTCTTGATATTATATAGGATTCGACAGACGCAAAGCATTTTCATCTAATGCCCTTTCAACGAATAGAATTGCGCGCAGCTATGCGTTATAGGTATACTTTCTGGACCGCTACTCGTGCAACTTCTAAATCATTTACAGCCTATTTAAGCGCATTGATACGAGCGGTATTATTACCCAATTCTACCATAATGATTGCTTCTGATACAAAAGGAACGGTTATTAAGATAGCAGAAGCTAAGTTTGAAGAGATATTTAGACATTGGCCTTTATTACGAAAGGAGTTAAAAACTCGCGCCGATGATGGTAAGACAGGACAAAAAGCAAGCACAAACTACTATGAACTATACTTAAAAAATGGTAGTATGATTTCTGTTGTATCTAAAGATACATCTCGTGGTCTTCGTGCTACTGCTGCAATTCTAGAAGAGGCCGCACTAATTGAGGAAATTCCGTTTAATGAAGTGCTTTGGCCGCAAATGAACATTGCGCGTAGGGAAGTTGATGGATCTTTAAATCCCAATGAGCCTAGTTCTTCTCAAATCTTTATCACAACCGCCGCAGAACGCACTGTATTTATGTATTAGAAATTGATTGAAATTACTGTCAATGCGGTTTTGCGGCCGAAAGAATACTTCTCATGGGGTCTTTCTTATGAAGTGCCATTGCATTATGGTCTATTAGATAAAGCAACCTTAATGGATTAGCGCTATTCTAATACAGTAAGTGAGGACTCTTTCGCGCGAGAATCATTATCAATATGGAGTGGTAATAGTAAAGATGCGTGGCTGGATTCACGCCGTTTAAACAAGCATCGTTCTTTATTGAAGTGTGAGCGCAAAGCCGCGGACAACTTACCAGATGGTGCTTTCTATATAATTGGCGTTGACGTAGCTCGCTATGGCGCGAATACTGCTATTATGGTTATTAAAGTATTACCCGGGGAGTAGCGTTTTAAGAAAAATGTAATTTATACTGAGGTAATACATGGTGAAAATTATATTACTGTGCAAGCACCACGCATTAAAAAACTAATTGAATTATATCATCCTAAAGAGATTGTTATTGATGGTAATGGTCCAGGTATTGGCCTTATGGATGCGATGGTTCTACCTTCTTTTGATTCAAAAACAGGAGAACAATTCCCCGCATACTTTACCTTTAATAATGAGAATCATTTGCCGCCAGAAATGCATGATGAAGCGGAAGAACCTAATATCAAATATAATGCAATTATATATGATATTAAAGCTTCTGCCTCTAATGAAGATGAGATTCACGCGGCATTTCTTACTGCGGTCAATAATGGTTCGACATCCTTTTTGGCACATGAGCGCGTTGTTAAAGATAAGCTGATTAAAACAAAGAAAGGCTAGAAAATGACATCATATGATAGACGAGTATTTTTATTACCATATGAAATGACTTCTCGCCTTATGGATGAACTTAATAATTTGCGGCTGAAGCCTACTGGCGTGGAAAATAAATATAAAGTTGAACGCATTTCAAAATCAATTGAAAAAGACCGCTTTAGCGCGCTAGAATATGCGATGTATAGAATTAAATATTATGAAGATAAAGAAATTTTTAAACGCAGAAAAAAGAACATTGGTTAGTTTGGTTTCTTCACTCCTAAAAATAGGAGGTGATTTTTGTGAGTTAGGATTTTAAAGCTATGTTTGCAAGACCATAGTTCCGTATCAATTATGTTCCTATTGATTCTCGTGAACGCCTCTCTCGCTGGGGTGGCCATAGAACGAATAGTGTTATTGACAGAGATTTCACTATAGAAGAAATAGAAGAAATAATTCGCTCCGGTGAGATTTCAGCTATTCGTGAATTATCTCGTTATTATTATAGAACAAATGGTCGCTACCGCAATAATATCAATTTTCTTGCAACACTCTTTTTATATGAAACATTAGTAACTCCTATCTATGAAGCTGGTAAAGGTTCTAAAACGCAAATTATAAAAGCATTCTATAATGCTTGTAGTTTTGTTGAAGCTTTAGATATTAAGAATACATTGACACGTATTACGCGTGAATGGTTAAAGTCAGGGATATATTATGGTATTCTACAAGAACATGGTAATAAAGTTGTTGTATAGGATTTACCATAGGAGTATTGTCGCACACGATTAAAAGACTTTAATAATCTTTGTATTTTAGAGTTCAATGTTACTTATTTCTTAACTAAATATGAAGATGAAAAAATACGTGACGCGGCTTTACTTAATTTCCCGCCCGCTATTCAACAAGGGTGGAGATTATATAAAGCTAAGAAATTAACTGACCCATGGGTAATGGTGCCAGCAAGCGCCGGTGGAATTGTTTTCTGTTTCTCAGAAGACACGACTCCATTACTTGTAGCTTCTATTCCAGAGCTTGCTAAAATGAAAGATGCTGTAAAGCGTGAAGAAAAGCGTGATGAGAATGAACTATATAAGTTATTGATTCAAAAGATGCCATCAGATAGTAATGGCCATCTCGTATTCGAGCTTGATGAAATCGCAGAAATTCATGCTGGCGTCGCAAGAATGCTAGAAAGTCTAGACACTGTTGATGTATTAACGACACTTGGTGATGCTACTTTAGAGAATTTACAAGATTCATCTGCGGCAACTTAGGCTAATAATCGTATTGAAAAATATAGCGATAATGCTTGGGATGCTTTAGGAAGTAGTAAATTATTTTTTAATGCTGATAATAGTTCATCTTTAGCATATGTTATTAAACGTCTAGAAAGTGTAATGCAAGAATATATGAATGCATATGCCACTTGGATTAAATTCTTAATTAATAGTCGTTTTAGTCGTACTGGTTTAACTTTTGATTTTGAAATTTTACCAGTAACAAAATTTAATATAAAAGACTATAAAGATTATTACTTATCAATGGCGCAATTTGGCTATCCGAGAATGCGTGTCGGGGCGGTAATGGGAATTAAACAACGTAGTTTAGTAAGTACAATTGATTTTGAAAATGAATTATTAAACTTAGATGAAAAAATGGTACCATTGCTATCATCCTATACACAATCTGGAAATGAAAATTCTCAGAAAAAAAATAATTCTGGAGAAAAAAATAGTAGTAACAATGGTTAGCCAAAAGACTTAACGAATAAGGGCGGAAGACCTACGCTTGCTGATGAAGATAGATCTCAAAAAACGCAAGCAAATATTGATAGTATGAGCTAAGGAGGCGTTTTTGATGAAAAGAAATATTCCAATTTATTTTGATAATGCTATCATAATGTCGCCTGCCGAATCTATCAATGGTTCTTCTAATCTTAATAGATTAAAAGTTGGCGTATTTACTAAATATGGGAATCGTAATGGTTCTTATATTAAGGATGATGTTGCCGAAATGTTAATTGAAAGTGCAACAAGAGGAGATACTCCAGTAGTTGGTTTCTTTGACCCAGAGTCGCAAGGCTGGGCCAGCCATACTGGGCCAACTCTTGCAAGCGCTTATGGCTATGTTGAATACTTTGATGGGTGGCAGCCCTTTAAGGATACTGATGGAATTGAACGTGATTATGCTGTTTTTTCTGTAGTATTATTTACTAAGTATTTTAATGAAGCCAATTTTGTAGTGGGCCAACATCAATCTATGGAACTCGATATAAACTCAATCGAAGGCGATTGGGCGAATATCGGTGATACCGAATATTTTGTTTACACTAAAGCAGAAATCATGGGGCTGTGCATTATAGGTGACCACGAACCATGTTTTTCCGTATCTTCATTCTTTAGTAAGAATGATGATACATATAAATCTCAATATGAAAAGTTCTCTTCTCTATTGGCTGATTTGAAAGCTAAAGTTGAAGAGGCCGAAAAACAACCAGAAGGAGGGGAACATCAAATGGAAAATGTTGTAAATCCCGAAGTAAATGAACCCACTCCTGTACAGGAAGAACCTGTAAATCAGGAGCCAGTAGCTCCAGTTGAGCCTGCGGCTGAACCAGCTGCAGAGCCAGCCGCAGAACCAGCAGAAGATTTTGCTGCTGAGCCTGCTGCTGAACCAGTTGAACCTGCGGCAGAACCCGCAGAACCAGCTGCTACGGAGCCTGAACCCGCGGCAGAACCCGCGCCCGATTTTGAAGCTCGTATCGCTGAGCTTGAAGATCAACTAAATAAAATGACTACTAATTATGAGAATGCTCAAACTCGTATTCAAGAACTTGAGGCCCAGATAACATCCGCGTCTGAGACTGAAGCTACCTTGCGTAATGAGATTGCTACCTATGAAGCCGAGCGCACTCGTTTAGAAGTAGAACAAAAAAATGCCTTAATTGAGCAGTTCGCAACTGACTTAACTGAGGAAGAAATCAGCCCAATTCGTGAAGAAATGAATAACTTTAGTCTTGACGAATTAAAGAGCAAACTCGCAATTTGCTATGCTGATAAACACATGGCTGGCAGTGCTGATAACAAAGTAGTTCCACTACCAGAACCCGTTGTTGATGAATTCGCGTTATTTATGGAAAAATATCGCAAGAATTAAGGAGGAATAACTTATGGCAATGAAAAGATTTCCTATTACCAATGTTGTGGGCGATCTAGTTGACCAGCATCGTGATCCCGATGAAAAGCTATATGCCAGCCTAGAACTAAACCAGGTAGCATTCCCAAAGACTGGTATGGTAGTTTCCCAGACTCCTCTCGGAGCCGCTTTTACAAAGGCCGCTCCATGTGAGAATGGCATGTGGGTTGTTGCTGACAAGGCCGCTGGTGCTATCAATGCTCCTGCCGCTGCAACCGATTCTCCCATTGGTATTGTTTACACTACAGAAAAAGAATATGACCGTGAACATTATGGTCTACAACGTTTTGGTCGCAAGATCGCTGGGGATTATCCTCGTGTTGGTATCTTCGGTCTAGGTGATACCGTAACAACAAACTGCTTACAGTATGATGATACTGAATTTGCAACTGAGAAAGCTCTATGGGACGCTCTAGAAGCAATTGATACTACTCCTCTATATGTAGGCGTTGTTGCTGGTTCTGCTGTTCCAAAGCTAACAAAAACCAAGCCTGCTTCTGGCGTATATGCTAAGGTTGTAAAATACTACACTGTACCTAACGGCGGAAAGGGCGTTAAGTATCAGATCGTAAGTCTAGGATAATGGGAGGTGCGACTTATGAATAAGCTACATATGTTAATGAACGGCGTATTTGGTCGTGCCGTTCCTGCTGAATTTGCAGCAGAAAATTATGATTACGAAGCCGCTCTCCGTGATGAATTAGCCAAGCTAATGACCAAGGATGGCGTACACTTCAATCGTCACGTCTTCAATCGCAATAAGGAAGATGTATTTGAACTACTAGAAGAAAATCTACAGGAAGTTCTACCACAGAATGTCAAGAGTGCTCTTGATATGTTCGTTGAAGTAAAGAATTATGCTCAGGGTCAGCGCCCAGAGTTCCGCGTAGTTCGCGGTAAGATTCGTGGTAAGCAGTTCGTTACTCGCGCCACTGAATCTGGTAACTATGAAACCTTCCGTCTAGACCGTGATCGTTTCGATCTATACATTCAGGCTATCGGTGGCGCTGGATATGTAGACTTCGAACGTTATCTCGATGGTCTAGAGAGTATGACTGATATCTATGAAGTAATTCAGGAAGGTATTGTTGACCGTCTATTTGAAATGGTTCAGGGTTGCTTACTAAATTCTTGGAATGCTGCTGGCCGTCCAGCTCGCAACAAGGTTGCAACCAATCAGTTCAATCCTACTGCTATGAAGAAGCTATGCAACACTGTTGCTCCTTATGGTAGCCCAGTTATTTACTGCACTCCTGAGTTTGCAGCTGAAATGGTAAATGCTATCGTTTATAGCAATGCTAATCCAAGTTGGGTTGGCGGTAAGATTTCTGACCAGGATATGATTGATATCCGTGAACGTGGCTATATCGGCAAGTTCCAGGGCGTACCAGTTGTAGTAATGCCACAGTCTTGGACTGATGAAACTAATACTAAGCTACAGTTCAATCCTGCCTTTGCTTATGTACTACCTGCCGGCAAGGAAAAGATTATCAAGATGGCTTTCGAAGGATCTCCTTACTTCCGTGAGTGGGATGACCATGAGGGCGATAATAGTTTCACTCTACAGGGTTATGTAAAGGTTGGTGTAGGTCTATTCACTACTCCTAATTATTGGGGAATTTACTACAATGCTGCTTTATCTCAGGGTAGCGGTTGGGAAACCGAAAATGCTGCTGTAGTAAAGAACAATGAGATTACTGGCTAATTAATATAATGGGAGGGAGGAGCTTCCTCCCTCCCAGTACTTTTTTAGGAGATAAAAGGAGGATTCGTTATGAGTATTAAAATTAAGAATATTAGTACAAGTTTGATTTCATTATATTCACCGGCTATTCATTTTAATCGTGAATTGATGCCGGGGCGTGAAATTCCTGTATCACAGGAAGAGTATGAAGAGCTGACTTTTGACCCAGGTTTTATGTCCCTAGTAAATGGACATTATATTAAAATTACTGGTGTTGAAGAAGAGCGGCAGGTAGAAGTTGTTGAAAATGTATTTGAGGCTTCTGAAATTGAAAAGATGCTAGTTAAAGGTGATGTAACTGCATTTGCTAAGTTTATTCCACATGCAACTGATGCGGAAAAAGAAAGTGCTGTTACTCTTGCTGTAGAGCATAAAATCACCAATGCGGGTATTGTAGCCCTAATTAAGAAATACTGCGATGTTGATGTAATTCAGGCTATTGCCGCGAAGCACGACGCAGAAGAGAAGTGATGACAAATGGCAACGCCCTTCTTAAAAGTATACGATGCATTTTTAGCGCGTATAACAGCAGACGAATGGACATTAGAAGAAGAGCTGGCTATTGTTGAACGAGATTGGCAGCAACTTCTGCTAATAGCTATCGATAGATTTAAATATCCCCGTGTTAGTTTAGAATTTCAAGCTCTGGACACCACAACAGATAATAGTGAAATACCAATGTATTAGTTTAATGATGAATTAACTAATGCAGAAATTCAATTGCTAGCTCTTTATATGAAACATGAATGGATAAAGAGATGTATAGCAGATTATCGAGAAATTGGCTCATTATATGTTAGCAAAGATTTTTCCGCCGCAAACCATCTAGATAAGCTTATAAAGTTAGAATCCCAAGTAGCGTTGGAGGTAGCAGATGCCGAGGATAGATATGATAAATCACGAGGGAAGGTTCCCTCAGCGATCTTCGGAAAACTAGCAGGAAAGAAAGCTAGCTTAGGCAACCTTTAATGGATATTGTGATAAACTAAAAGGTAGACTTTATGGGCTATTATGCGAGAAGGAAAAAAATGGCGAATGGGAAAAATTTCTTGATTCTATTATTTTAGAACTATGGGGTTTAGGCGCGAATTCAATCAATTGGTGGCCACTAATTGGCCGATTATCAGTGCTACGTTATTTATCTTATGATAATTTTCGTAAGATGATATTTGAATGTATGAATCTTGTTGGCGGATTAGAAATACCACATGAATTATCTTGATGTATACTTTTCGCGCATAAATCATTTAGGAGAAACGCCGATAGAACGGAGAAAAAATACGGCAATTCGTAATTTTGAGCGATGGCTGGCTGAATCTCCTTATACTATAGAAAACTTATCTGTTGAACGGGGATTATATTTTAATGGAATTATTTAGACGAATAAAGATAGAGAAGAAAAGAAAATTATGCTTCTTTATGTTTCTATAGATATACCTATTTAGGTAGGTGATATCCTAAATTGGGAATAGGATGATGGAAAGTTAGAAAAGTGGATTTTAATTTCTAAAGAGAAACGAGTTCATGAACCATATCAAATATTTTCTATCGTAAAATGCAATTATGAAATTAAATGGATTGATGCGCAAGGACGATTAAAGAAATCTTGGAGCTACGTAGTTAGTTCTACTGATGACAAAATTAAAGGTAATTATCGTACTTGGCATAATCTTATTAGTCCTCAGCCAAATAAATATGCAGAAATTTTAATGCCAAAATAGATGGTTGATAGAGGAACAAACTTCATTATTGAGGATGAAGGCTGGAAGTTAATTGAGGCTGATTTTACAAGTGTAGAAGGTATTATTTATATGTCTCTTACAGAAAACAAAGTCAATTATCAATATGACGATAGAGAAATTGATGTGGCTGATGTAGATAAATTAGCTTTTCCTGTGCTTAAACCAATATATTATATTGGTAATTATATTATTCCTGATTTTGGAGAAAATACTTTTAATGAGTGGGAAATAGAGCTAATTCCTGAACCTGAAGATACAGATATTATTAAGAAAACTGATGAATATTGGCAAGCAGTAAAGAGTGGTAAGATTGTATTATATATGCAATTAAAGGGCAATAAAGCAGTACAAAAGCGTTTTGAAGTAGAAATTGTTGAAAACGATGTAGTATTTAGTGCATATATAGATGGGCCTGATACTTTACGGTTAGATCGTTTTGCCACTTATACTTTTACACCAAATATAGATTTAGTAGATATGCCTGTATTTGAATTAGAAGAAACAGAATTAGCTACTATTATTAATTGCACAAATAATGAATGTGTTGTTCGCGCAAATGCTAAAAATAAATTAGGAGAGATTATTTTAAAAGCAGTATATGATGGTAAAACATATACCAAGCAGATTAAAATAATATCTTTATGGTGAGGTGAATATTATGGCAGATAGACCGACTTAGCGACATTTTGCTGTAATGGGCGCCAATACCTTTTATATAGCAAATAAGCTTATTTAGAATAGGCGCCTTTGCCGCCTACTAAAATACCAAGTGCGGGATCCTTTTGATGAAAAGAAACACCCTGATGTTGACGGTATGGACTTAATTAATAGATAGATATTAATTGTCCCAAAAATATTTGATGACAGCACTGAAAAAATGTCATATGTTACTGCTATTTTTACAAGTTTCTCTGTTAATCAATTGAATACTGAATTTAAAAATTCTACAGTACGATTTGACGTAGCTTGTCCCTATGAAGAATGGTTATTAGATGATGAATCTTTGCGGCCATATCTTATTATGTAGGAAATAGATACGATGTTTAATGGAGCTAAATTAGCAGGCATTGGGACGTTATAGTTTGTGCGCGCAGACGCACTAACTTTAACTCCTTGGATTGGCGGTTATTCAATGCTATATATGATTCATGAATTTAACTGATAACGAAACTCTTAAATTCTAGAAAGGAACTCCCGTCTTGTTAGAAGATATATGTGCAGTCTTCCCAGTGACCCTAGGACAAATTGTAGATGAGGGATATGATAACTTTTAGAAATATCTTGGAATATTAACTTCTAATAAACCTACTACTCGACATGATGCTGATGATGAATTTTCTAAACTAATGGAAACATTAACTGACTTTTAGTATATACTATTAATTGCATAGTTAGACCCAGAAATTCATGATACTTTAAAAAATGCTTTTCGTTTTTTTACACATGAAGAAGCAATTTTTTCTTTAGACCCAGCACAGATTGTCTTAGGTCCAATTAGCGAAAAACACATAATGAATGAACGGAATTTCTACGATTTTTAGCGACTTTTACGTAGAATGTATTTTATTGAAGTTGATGGTGAAGAAATTATTATTTATGAAGATGATTTACCTTAGACAAAAGCGTTAAAAATGAAAATGCGCGAAAACCGTGAAAAAGTGCGCAGAGCCAAGGCAAAACAGAACAGCAAAGATGGTTCTGATTTAAAAATGTCTGACTTAATTGGGAGTATGACTCTCAACAATTGTGGCCTAAATATGATAAATATTTGGGATATTACATATTATGCTTTTCATGATCAGCTAAAGCGGATGGGCTGGCGTGATTAGTTTAATATAAATAATCAAGCAGCCCTCGCGGGTGCAAAACTGAAGAAATCATAGTTAAAGCATTGGATGCGTTCAATTGCTAACTCTGATAAATCATGATTTTTAGGAGGTAACTTTTATGGCTAATAATGTTAATATTTTTGATAAGTATGGCATTAAGGAAGTTGCTAACGTATATTTTGAAGCTCTAGATGATGATCTAGCCGCTGGCGTTTATGCTGGCGATATCGTGCTCTTCCTAGATACTCTAAAGGTTTCCACCATTGAAACCACCGCTGAAAATACAGCAGCTCAGGGCGGTTGGGGAAATCCACGTCTAGTTCAGTGGGACTATGGTAAGGAAATCAATATTACTCTAGAGGATGCTCTAATGTCTCTAGAATCTCTACGTTTCATGCTAGGTGGTGCTATTAAAAAGCCATCCAGTACTGATGCTGTTGTAGTACGTCATACAGAAGAAGTCGTTTGCGGTGAGAACGGTGTTATGCCACTACCAAAGGATCATCTAACTGGTAAGACTTTAACTCCTAAGGCTACTGCTAATCATCCAATTCGTCTACTCAACCTAACCACTGGTACTCGTACTCAGCTAAAGGTTGCCACAGGCGGAACTGCCATTACTCTAGATGGCACAAAGGCTATTGATTTTGTAAATAGCGCAATGATTACTCCTGATGGACAGACTCATACTCAGACAACTGCTCTAGGTGATCATATTCGTATCTTCTGGGAAGAGGAACTAAAGGGTGCTAACGGCGAGACCGAAAGCGCTGTTGAAGTAACTATTTCTCCTGATACCTTCCCTGGCACCTATCGTGTAGTTGGCGATACCTTCATGCGTTCTGAGAAGACCGGTAAGGATGAACCCTTCCAGTTCGTAATTAACAAGGCTAAGGTACAGAGCAACGTTACTATTACACTACAGGCAGAAGGCGATCCTTCTACATTCGAAATGACCCTAAACGTTCTACGTTCTACCAACGATGCTGGTGAGAATGAAATGATGAAGCTAGTTCGTTATGACGTTGGCGGTTCTGAGAATAATGCCAATAGTGGTAATGATGAAGGTTCCGTTAGCGGATCTTAATTGAATAATATGGGGCATCCTTAATAGGATGCCCCTTTTCTTTACAAAGGCAGGTGAGTAACTTGCAAGATCAATATTTTGGTGTTAAGGAATTATATTCAGTGGTTCTTCGCGCGAAAACTCCTATGACTTTTGGCACGCGTAATATAGAAGCTGATGAGCCAGTATTATATTTTGAAAATGTTAGTATGGCAATGTTAACTGAGCAAAATCGGCCTATGAGTGCGCGTGGTGGTTGGGGCAACATGCCTCATGTCATATGGGATGATAGGTCTGAAGTATAGTTTCAGATGGTTGAAGGTGTTATGTCTAATGTTAGTATGGGAATATTATTAAGTGCTAATGTTGCGACAAAAACCAAAGAAGATAAATTATTAGTGAATATGCGCGAATAGCCTTATGAATTAACTTAGCTTGGAGAAAATAAGGTGGGCTTTTACTTAAAAAAGACACCAGTTTTGCCGCCGAGAAAAAAGATGTTTATATTAGAATATTCTCGTGATGTGGCTTAGAGAAAAATGTATGGTCGCATTGAAGAATTAAATGGTAGGCAATTTTTAAGTATTTATACAGATAAAGAATGCGAAACAGCTGCGGACATGGACAAAGATTATGTAGTAGACTACTACTATGAGTATGGAGATGAGGCGCTAGTTTATACTATATAGAAAGAGCGTTTCAATGGGTTGTTCACTCTTGAGGGTAAGTTTTACTCCAAGGATGAAAATGACGGCATAAATTATACGAATATTTTATTTATGCCGAAAGTGAGAGTAGTAAGTAATATAGGCTTACGCTTGGGAGAAAGGGCTGATCCAACAGTGTCCACATTTAATATAATAGGGTTACCGGAAAATGTAGGTGACACGAAAAATATGATATTTGAAATTACTCGTCTAGAGAATGATTTAGATGGAGATATATAAGCCACTTTCTTGTTATAAGAAAGTGGCTCTTTTTTTATTTTATTGGGATAAAAGGAGATGAGAATTATGGCTTTTGGAAGAAGTAACAATAGTGTTGAAGTTCCTGTTACTTTGGGATTGCAAGAGGCATAGCGGCAAATTGCTGAATTACGTAAGCAATTAAATGATGGAGTAAAAGTAGGTTCTGGCGGCTTTGATTTTATAACTAAAGTGCTAGATAAGGCGCAAAAGCAAGCTGATCAACTTGGAGGAAAGCTTGGAGAAGCTTTTAAAACTTCTAATTCTGCAAAGAGCTTTATGCGTGAGTATCAATCTATGATTGAAATGCTGTCTACTGCAAAGTCTAAAATGGGAAATTTAGGATTTGAAGAGATTAAGTTTTCTGTTAAAGACCAGGAAGTTATTGATAATGCAGTCAAGTAGATATAGACATTATCGACAACATTAGAAAATATTAAGAGCGGAAAGGCTATTGAATTAATTAATTCTTCATCTGTTGAAGGGGTAGAAAATTTAAGAACTCAAATTGGTAATTTAATTAAGGATACTTCCGGGCTTACTTTTGATGGGTTAAATAAAACTTTACAAGGCGCTGCAAATGAGGCAGGAGCAAAAGTAACTGATCTTACTAATAAGATTAAAACTTTAGAAAGCACTATTAATACAATTTCTGCAGATGGTTTAAGCAGTGTTCAAGCAGCAGTGAATTCTACAAGTCAAAATAATTCTATTGGTAAATCATTAGTGAATGTATAGGATATTAATGAGGCCAATGAGAGATTGCGGCAATTTGCTAATACTCTTAGCGATATTCCGGGTAAATTAAAATCTTTTACTGTTGGTAGAAATGAAAATGTTGCCAAGTTTGTTGAGGAGTAGACAGATAAGATTGAGAAAGAGTATTAGAGATAGATTACTGTTGTTAAAGATAATAGAGATAAAGTTTAGAGTATTTTAACTGCAATAAATAATGCTGGCGCGCGTTATAATTCTTCAGGGAAAAAAACCACTACTGCTTGGACAAATGAATAGAAAGAAGCTTTATTAAATTCTACAGAAATGCAAGCAGCAGTACAAGCTACAAATTTAAATCTAAAAAAGATTTTTGAAGGACTTGATGAAGCTGATGTTAGTGGTAGATTTAAAAGAATTAAAGATGCTTTAGAGGCGGAAGCGCAGTCTTTAGGTATAAAAGAAGAGAATTTAACTAATTTAAGAGATTCTTTTAAATCTAATTTTTCTGCTATTTTTGATGATTTAGGAGAAACAGTAGTCCTTAAGCAAAGAGATGTATAGAATAAATTAAAAGAAGCTTTAAGTGGATTTAATATTGATCCAAGTGTTTTAAAAGAATTTGGTTTTGATATTAATAATATTAGAAATGGCCAAGATTTAGCAAACGTTTATGATCAATTAAAATCCTCTTTAGATGCTTATGTGCAATCATTAGAAGCATAGAAACAATCACTTTCTTCTGGCGAATTAGAGAATGCAAAGCGGGCACAAGAAGAATTAAATAATGCTATAGCGACCGCCGCGAAAGTGCAAGAGGAATCTGGTAGTAGCGCTGAAGGCTTATAGAAATAGATTGATTCATTACGTAAAACAATAGAAGATTTAGTTAATAAATATAATTAGCTTACAGGTCAAAAGATAAGATTTAATACTGATGAAATAAATAAAGGAAAATCAGCAATAGATGGAGCTATTACTTCATTAGATAATCTAAATAAAAAATAGCAAGTTTTAAGTAATGTGCAATCTGCCGTAACTCGTTGGATGGGATTTTATCAAGTATTAAATCTTACTAAACGAGCAGTTAAAGAAATGATAAGTCATATTACTGAATTAGATACAGTTATGACACAAATAGCGGTTGTTACTAATATGTCTCAAGATGATTTGTGGGGACAAATTGGACAATATAGTGAGATTGCACGCCAGTATGGTGTTGCTATTAAAGGTGTATATGAAGTATCTTAGATTTATTATCAACAAGGTTTAAACAAAGGCGATGTAATGAATCTAACTACTGAAACACTAAAAATGGCCCGTATTGCAGGTATTGATTATGCTACTGCGGCTGACTATATGACAACTGCTATTCGCGGTTTTAAATTAGAGATGACTGAAGCAGCACATGTAACTGATGTATTTAGTAACTTAGCTGCACATACTGCATCAGATACTGAAGAATTAGCAACTGCTATTAGTAAGACAGCATCTTCTGCAGAGGCTGTTGGCGCGAGTTTTGAAGCTACTTCAGCAATGATTGCTACTATGGTATCCGTTACTCGTGAATCTGCTACTAATATTGGTACTGCATTAAAGTCAGTTATTAGCCGTTATGGTGAAATGACTAGCGATCCAACTAAGTTAGTTGACTCTGAAGGCGAAGAAATGAGTCTTAACAGAGTTGATAAAGCTTTAAGAACAATTGGTATAACAATTTAGGATACTAATGGACAATTCCGTGATTTCGATGATGTTATTTTAGAGTTAGGTGATAAGTGGGATTCCCTAGATAAGAATGCTCAGCGCTATATTGCAACTATTATGGCTGGTAATAGACAACAGTCTCGTTTCCTAGCATTAGTAGGCAATGTAGATGAATATCGCCGTGCACTTGAATTAGCAAATAACTCTGAAGACACTGGTGAATTATAGACTTTAAAAACATTAGATTCTATTGATGCCAAGATGGAACGAATGAAAGTAACAATTCAAGAGTTCTATACTAGTTCTGGTATTTAGGATTTATATAAAGGTATTTTAGATACTATTACTAATGTAATTAGTGCAGCAAATGATCTACCAAAAGCATTTGGCAATATACCTGTTACTGCTATCGCAATTGGAGCATAGCTTATTGCTACTGCTAAAAATGCAATAACTTTAATTATTGAATTTATTAAAACTAAAATAGTTGGTATTCAAAATGCAGTAGATACACAATTAAATAGTATTGCACAAAATAGTTATACATAGGGGCATACGGCTGGAGTAAATTGGATGAAAGGATTTGAAGATGGAAAAAATAGTATTCCATTGAACGCTTCATAGAATTCTGTCGTTCCAACCTCTGCAAGCGGAAAAGTAGGAAAAGTATTGTTATCATAGGGAGGACGTTTGCTTTCTGCAGCTGCTTCTACAGTTTTTTCTACTATTGGTAGCGGTTACTCTATCTCTGCAATGAATTAGTATGGTTCTAGTAAGTCACCAGATGAAGATCGAAGCGCATCTGGAAAAATGTGGACTAGTGCTGCGCTAAATGGAGCTGGTGGTGCTATTTCTGGTGCTTCTACGGGCGCGATGATCGGGAGTGCAATACCAATACCTGGTGCAACTATTGCTGGCACGATTATTGGCGCAATTGTAGGTGGATTTAGTTAGGCAGCTCCATCAATTGCTTCTGCTGTTTCAATGGGAAGCGTTGATTTAGCTCGCAAGTTAGAATTAGCAGAAAAACGGTCGGCTGCTGATAATTAGGCACTAACATTAGCGAAAGGTGAAGAAAACGATTTATCTTCTGCATATAATAAATTAAAAGATTTGGAATCTGCTGCATATGATTCAGCAGAAGCGATGTCTGAATATCATGAATATATGAATCAATTGGCAGATAGTTATCCTTATTTAGTAGATGAAATGACTTTAACTGGAGATAAAATTATTCAAGTCACAACATTGGAAAATGAGTTAGCTGATGCTAGATTAAGAACTGCTTAGGCGACAATTACTGCAAAAGAATCTGAATTAGGAACGCTTCAGGCTCAAGAGGATGTATTTAATGAAGCAGAAAAATATTTAAATTTAATATATACTTCTGGCAGCAATAGTTCATTAACTTAGTATGTAACAGATATGAAGAGCCATATGAACCTTGGAACTGTCTTAGGAGATAGTACAACATAGCTAAAATCAATTGAAAATGAAAAAGAATTTTTAGTGAGATTTTATGATAAATAGCACGTTAATGGACGTATAGGTACATATGATAAACAATGGAACTTATAGAAAGGTTTATCATATGAGACGCTTTTTGACACGAATGCTGACAAAATTATGGAATATGTCTAGGATAAGTTAAATGCTGGCATAACGAAATATGCAGATTCAAGTGCAAAAGGTAATTTAAAAGAGGCATTAAAAGGGATCACTGATGCTAATAAAGAATTAAATTTAAGTGAAATTACTTCAAATTCTGAGATAAAATCAATTGATGATATTGATAAATTATCTGGTCAAGCTTTAGTAGATGCAGTTGTTAGTGCTAAAGCATGGGTAGCTGATAATTTAGAAAAAACAGCGAATGATATTGAGTCTTTTGAGCAAATAGCTTTTGATGCCAAAGTTGAACAGTAGGTATTAAAAGATGCCACAAATGCAAAGAAAAATTTAGGTAATTATACACAATTATTTACTTCTTTAAGTTAGCAATTATTTGATAGTTAGCAAGATGTTACTTCAGAATATAATTAGGCACAAATTGATCAGTTAGAATAGTGGATATTAGGTCATGAGTAGTTAGCTAAAGAATTATTAAATTTTGATTTAAATACATTAAAAAATAGTGATATAAAAACAATTGCGGCTGCAACCGGTATTGAGAATAATGAAGATAATGAGTTTATTTTAAAAGCCTTATCAGATAAATATGTATCAATAACTAATACCGCGAGAACAAATTTTGAAAAAACTTTACAAAATAGTATTTTTAAAACTGGTACTAAAGGCAATGAAGTTCAATTTGATGAGAGCCAGGTTAAATTTTTTACAGATTTAACCGATGGTAAAGAAAACGACATTCCTCCAGTATTATTCAATACCTTATAGAGCCAATTATCTAATTATAAATAGCTTCGTGATAAAGGCTATACAATTGCTGCAAATAATTATTTATCAGGCTTAAAAGAATTATATACTAATATAGGACAAATATAGGACCAAGATACTTTATCTCAGGTCGTGCCTATACTTCAATCTTTAGATTTAGATGATATTAGTTCTTTAGATATTGCTATAACTTCATTTACTAATTTAGGTTTAACTGACATAGCTACTGTATTAACTACAGTAAGAGATAATATTTCTACTAATATTAGTTTATCTATTTCTTCTATGCTAGCAGAAGCTTCAAACGTTGCAAAAGAAGTTGAAGTAATAGTAAATCAAGTAGGAAAAGGAATGGAATATTCTTCCGCTTTAGAAGAAGCATAGAAAATTATTGATAAATCGAATAAGAAATAGCGTAATGCCGGGGAGCTAGTCAAATTAGATGAAGATTCTAAAAAATATGTATTAACGAAAGAAGCTTTAAATGAAAGTTATGATTAGGCTGTTGCAGAAAATGATTAGAAAATTACTGAATTAACCAATAGATTAGATATTATTAAAGTCAGCGCAGATCAGATTAAAGATATTAATGATTCTCAAAATATTAATTTTAAACCAGAAGATTTTGCTGGAATTAATTGGGAACAAATTACTGGTTTATCAAAAGATGACGATGGATATTAGCAAGCAATTAATAGTTATGTTAATAAATTTGCTAAGGATATATAGACTTTACGTATATAGTTTGAAACTGGTATTAAAGATGGAACTATTGATTAGTCAACAAAATGGGAAGATTATGTTGATAATTGGATAAACTAGGAAACAACTTCCGCAACTGACGCTGAGTGGTTAAAAACTTATTTAGATAATTTGCCTTATGCAGCAATTTTAAATATGGATTTTTCTGCAATTGCAGGCGGAACATATAATAGTTCAGCTAAAGAAAATTTTGCGGCATATATTCATCAATTAAATAGTGATTTAGACGGACGAGTAAATGAACTTTGGGATTATTTATTAGAAGGTAAATATAAAGACTTTGAAGAAGCTACTGGTGTATAGATAACAGATAAAGATCAAAGAGAAGGTATAAAATCTGAAGTTGCATAGTATATTACTGCATTAAACGAATTAACTGATAATACTATTGAAGAATTTAGTGAAAGCACATAGAAATTATTAAGTGAAAATGGTTATAATGTTACAAAAAAGTCAGAGTTAGACCCTAGTATTATAACTAGTCTAATAAATAGTTTTAATCATAAAATTAATACTTTTTTAGAAGACGGTTTAATAACTATACAAGATTATAATGATGTACTTGCAACATTAGCAAATAAAGCTCATTCTAAAGATACAAAAGCATTAAAAGCTTTAGAAATAGCTAAAGATGGCTTTACTATAGATGAATTAGAATCTTTTGCAAATCAGTTCCACATTAGTCTTTCTAACTTTATTAATGATTCTAATGAACTTGTGGGGCCATTAGCTGATGCATTTACTTATGATGCTCAAAAAGAGAGTTATGTTCCATTGGCAGAAGCATCAGGAGAATAGATTTTTCAAGCCTTAGAATAGGCTTTTGGTATTTCTTTAAAAGGATTTACCGATGCCGCAACAGAAACAATTGACAAACAAATTGCTTAGAGAGCTAAAAATAACCAAGGCAAACAAATCGCTTCCTAGCTTAAGAATCTTTCTTCTGCTAATGTTGGTGATGAAGTTAATGTTAGTTCACTGACAGAAGAGATGCAAGCTGCAATTGGCGCGACAAATGGAACTTTAACTATTATGTCTGAATATGAGCGTGATAATATTTTATTGCTATTAGACACTTATATTAAAGGATATGAAGGTTAGGGTAAAGAAGCTTTATTAGATACTTATAATGCTATAAAAAAGACTATTTAGTCTAATAAAATTTCTTATTCTGAAGGTTATAACACTTTACATTAGACTCATCTAAAAAATGACGACTTCGAGAAATATCTATCATCTATTGGTATTGATAATCCTTCAGAAGATTTTATCTAGTCATTTGCCAAAATTCGAGGTTATGCTTTTAATAGATATACGCAAGAATGGGAAGCAACAACGCATACGTTAGAAATGAAAGAGCGTGATCTTAAAAATGCAGCAGATAGAGGGGCTAATAAGGAAGAATTAGCTGCAATTGAAACTTTTTATGCTAATTTGGAAGATGATTTAGATGATACATTAGGTTAGCATAATGCTCTTAATACAATTCTTTAGAATTATACTTCTGCTTCTAATGAAGCTGTTGCGGATTTAAAAACACAATTTGCGTCATATGATATTAATTGGGAAGATTATATTGTTGATGAGGGGGCAACATCAAGAATTGATGTTGTAGGATTAGTTACAAAATTAAAACAAAACAATTATGAATTGTCTGATGCTGAAAAAGCAGCATTAATGGAAATCACTGATACATATTCCTCCAATATTTAGAATGCAATTTCTTTATTATCTCAAGGCACGACTAGCTTAACTGATATGTAGAATTTTGCTGATTCTTATAAAGCTATAGTTAAAGAAGACGTATCTGTTAATGATTTATTTGATTATCAATCATTATAGGGCGCCTTTACTCTTAATAATGAGTATTTAAATAAATATATTTAGGCTAATGCTGAAAAATTGGGTTTAGTTGGTAAAGAATTAACATAGTATGTTAATGATATGACTACGAAAGTTTTAGCTTAGAATATAGATATTGATAGTTTCTTAGAAGCTGATAATATGGATGGATAGGCTGCAAATCAATTAAAGTCCGCTTTATCTGATCTTAGAACTTCTATGCAAATGCAATTAAGAGATTCTACGACAAATTATATACATGAAGCTCGTGCTGAATATGATGTTTTAAAAAGTGAAGGTAAAATTGCTGAAAATACAACTAAAGCTAGTTGGGCTAGGGAACGTGCTAGGGAAATGGCTGAAGAAGCCGCTAAACAAAATAATGAAAATTGGTCTGTTATATTAGAAAAGAGTGATGACCAAATTTTATAGGCACTAGCAAATGGCGGAGACGATGCAGTAAAAATTGCATCTGCAATTGCAAAATTATATGGCAAAGAATTATCCGCTGAAGAGATGCAAAAATATTATGCCCCACTTGCCGAAAAATATTCTTCCATGGCATCTAAACTTGCAGAATTAACTGTTGGATAGTATGTTGCGGAAGGAGAAATGCGTGGCATTTTAGAAAAAGCAGGCGTTGTAGATGAAACAACTGGGCTAGTAACTTCTGTTAAAAATATGGCAAAAGCCTATAAAGATATTTATGATAACATGAAAGGCGCTGCTGGCAGAACGCAAAAACAATTGAATAGTGTTTATGCTTCTTATTTAACTTCTTCTAAAAAATCTGAGATAGATGCTATTTCCACTCTTAATGATGCAATGGGTATGACATATGAAGCATTAGGAGAGCTATTAGGTGATTATGGTAAGAGCTTAGAAACGTTCGCTAATAATTTAAATCTATATGGATTAGAAGATATCGGCGGCGATCAGGTTCGTATTAATGATTTCAGAGCTTTCGCTTCTGGAGTAGGGTTAACTGATAGTCATAGCGAGGCTTATATCAGTGCATTTAAAGCTTATAATGATTCATTAATTGCATTAGATAATAGCACTAGAAATGCTATTACAGAAGAAGTTCAAGCTATTGCTTCTGCAAATCCAGGAGAGCGAGTAAATTTAACCACTTATTGGACTAGTTTAGATAAAGAAGCGTAGGCATCCATTAATAATAGCTTATTGAATTATGGTGGATTAATAACTGACGGTATTTTACGTATTTCTGAACAAGCGGATATTAAGGGTATTATTGATGCTATTTTATCTTAGGATAACTTAAAAGATAATTTATTACCTGATTAGATTGCGGCCTTATATGATACGCTTGATGCTACTCTTACTGGGATGATTGATTCTGTTCGTTCTGCGGCGGAAGGTACAATTTCTGGTGAAGATTTTGCAAAATTACATAATTGGGCATAGCAAAGCTATAATATAGATATAGGCTAGGGAGTAAAAACTGCTGAAGGCTATCAGATGAATGAAGATGCTTTATTTGCTCTATATAATAGTGTAAGTAAAGTTGATTCTATGTTAGCTAAATCAATGATTCCTGATTTATCAAAAGTTTCTAGTTAGTATAAAACCTTACCTGACTTATTAAAGGCATATGCCAGCGCAACTAACGAAGCGAAGAAATCTTTATTAAAAGCAGCTATATCTTCTTAGTTACGTAATCCAGATAATTATAATATAATGGGTGGCGAATTACCAACCACATGGTAGATTGCTGAAAACTTCTATGGCGATGCAAAAAAAGCATAGACTGTAACTAATTAGATGATAAATAAAGGCTAGGTAGGCATATCTGACTTTTCTTCATTAATGCAATTGATTATGAGCGGTGATAATGCTGCAGATAGATAGTAGGCATTAGAATGGATGCAGTCTGCGCCTGATTTCTTTGTTGAAACCTCTGATGGCTTAATGGTTGATACCGCTAAAATGGGTATTAAGAATTTAAAAGAATTAAATAGAATGTGGATAGAAGCTGCAGAGGTATTACAACAGAATGGATCTGAAGAGTAGAAAGTTTATAATTTATTATATTATGGTTCTGAATCTTTATAGAATGCTGATATAATAGATGACGAAGGTAATATTAGTGCTCAGAAAATTAAGGAAATTGCAGATGCTAAAACCAAATAGGGTGAAAACGTTAAGAATTTATTAGATAATATTAAAATAAATAATGAGAATTTATATACATATTTAGATGATTCGCATCTTAATGATCAATTCACAAAAGATATGCGTGATAAATTACTAACAACTTTAGCTAATACTAACTGGGACTTTGAAAATTTTGATGATGAAACTCTTAAAATGTTTAAAGATGCTGGTTTAAAAGGAACAGTTAAAATTGATGGTGAATCGGGGCAAATTACTTTTGAATATAATCAAGATGCTACAACAGTTTAGAAAGTATATACTTATGGTGGAACTACATTTAAAGATGCTAATGAGTATTTAGAATTTTTAGCGCTAACTGAGAAAGATGGCTTTACAGAAAAATCTATTGGAAGTGGAGAAAATAAACAAGTTACGGGTGGTACTTACAAAGTTAATGATGAAATTGAAGTTGAAATTGACATTATGTCTGGAAGTTTAAGCTATTCTTTTACTACTAGCGATGGAAAAAAGGTTACTTCTACTACTGAAAAAGGTATTTAGCAAGCTATTGCTGATTTAGTCTCCACTTTATCAGATACTACTATAGAAAATGATGATGAAGTTACTTATACTGTGGAACAAAATAACGTAAGAACGATTGTTAAGTATTCTTCTGACGGGAAGCCTGAAATTGAATCCTCGCCAATAGAGGGGAATATAACTGAACAAGATGCGCGTACAATATAGGAAATTAGAACTACAGTTAAGTAGGCTAATGAAAATCGAAAAGCAGAAGAAGTAGATTCAGAAACTTCAATTTATGAGTAGAAAATAATAAAAGAAGTATCTGTAACAGGGGATTTAGCTAAGCTAGATTAGCTAGCTTTAATAGCTAAAAATCCAGATATTAATATTAGGATAACTGAAGGTGGCGCGGCAAAGACATTAAATGATCGACCTATAATTAAAAACCAGAATAGATCAATTACTACAGTTGCTACAACTACACTTAGTTCTAATGAGTTTCTTGATGAATTGCCAGCAGGCTCTGCAGACTGGGTAATTAATGTTACTCCAGTTATAAAAGATGAAAATGGTAATCCTATGGAATTAAGCGAGGAAGGGTTACGTGCAAAAGTTAAAAAGATGCTTGATGATTCACAAGCAAAATCTGCAGAAGAACTAATTGAATATGACGCTAAAATAGGATGTAATATGATTATTGAAGGCGCCACTGTTGATGAGAATTCTTCTGTAGATTTGCAACAACTAATTGAGGAGTTCGTTGCGCGTGCAGAAGCATTACATTTCATATAGGACGCTTATTATAAACTTAAGCTAGGTGCAGATGGCACCGCATTAGATGATCTTAATAGTAAACTAAGTTCTGCTTAGACTAATATTGATACAATTAATAGCACTCCAGTTGATGTAAAAGCTGAGTTTAACGGGGTTAATGCTGCATATAGTGCTCTTGGTCGAGTCGCTAAAAAAATTGATGAAATAGGTAGTAAAAATATTTCAGTTAGTGTTCAAACTACTGTATCTGAAGGCGGCCCCCAAAAGGCCAAAGGCAATGTAGCTCTTGCGGCAGGAACTCAATCAACACTAATGGGCGAACTTGGCCCAGAATTATGGGTCTCTGGCGGCCATTATTATATTGCCGGCCGCAATGGTGCAGAATTCGTTGACCTTCCTAAAGATGCTATTGTTTTCAATCATCTACAAACCGCACGTTTACTTGGAACCGGTGCTAGTGGTAGGGGTACACCAATTACTAGTGACCGTGCAGCGGTTGCATTAGCTCATGGGAACTGGAATGGTGGCCCTGCGCGTGGTGAAGTTGATTATAGCACTGTAGGCAAAGGGATTGAAGGAGTTGTCTTTGGAGGCAAGAGTGGTAATTCTGGGGGTAATAAAAATAATGATATATAGATTACTCTCTCCGATGAAGCTAAATCCAAACTCTCATCCTTAATCTCCGATGCTCTCTCCAAAGGTTTCGAAAACCTTGATTGGTCTGATTATGAAAAAGAGCTTGGCTCAATGATGGACGAAATCAAGAATACTGCACGTATCAATTATCGTGCCTTTATTGATGCTTATGCAGACCAATGCGACAAAACAACTTCCGAAATCAATGACCTTTACTTCTAGGCTTGGCAAAAAGACTTAGAGGATTCAATGGATTCCGAAGATATTGTTAGCGCTGCTGAAGGACTAAGCTTCTACGGCAATGGTAGTATTGGAGGTTCTTCTAGTGACTGGCTCTCCATTATTGGTGACCGCGCGCGAATAACTGACTTAGTCGAACAAGGAATTATGTCCTATGATGCCGCAACTAAACAATATTTCGTTACTAATGCTGAAGCATTAGCTAATGCGGGTGTTGATATTAGTCAAATTGAAGGCATTTAGGAAATGATTTATGATTCCCTACGTTCTCAATATGATTAGATAGTTGATTACATTAGTAATGGATTGGAAGGCTCACTAACCGCAATGGATAGTAAGAGTCTACAAAGTCTTGTAGAACGGATGGGTATTACTGATTTATAGCTTGATTTTGAATAGACAGTAAATGGTCTAAAGTTAAGTTAGGCAAGTGCAATATCACTTTATAATGAGTTAAAGAAGGTTGACTCTATTGCGGCTTAGCTTACCTTTAATGAGTTGGTAGAGAACTTATAGGAATCTAATGATGACTATAAGACAATGACATCTTTACTAACACATATCTATGATTTAACTGATAAAATTTCATAGACTGATAAATATAGTGATACAAAAATTAAGCAATATCAAGAAGAGCTATCTTTGGCTAAGCAAATTGCGGCAGTAAGGGCTACAACAGACGAAGAGTCCTTTAGTTGGTATGATGAAGAGTTACCCGCCGGAATGAATAATCCACTTAACTATATTAGTAGTTGGCAAGATTCTATTGAGATGCTAAGAAATGCTTCAGAATCTGGTGTAGCAGATTTTAAGGGCATGGTAAATACCGCTAAGCAAATTAACGCTTAGGCAAAAGCTTTAAATACTACATTAAGTTTCTGTGGTTATGAATTAGATGGTTCTACTGAAGCGTTAGATGCAATTATTACTGCTATGGCAGGCTCTTTAGGCGCAGTTACTACTGATAGCGGTACGAACTTTGGTGTTGTATTAGAGAAAATGGGCGCCGATATTACTGATGGTGCTAGTTCTTATGAGAATAGTGCTACTTCCGCAATGTAGACTATGGCTTAGGCGCAAATTCAAATCTTAGATGGCTTAATTGCGACCTTTGAAATGTTAGCCGCACTTGAAGGGTTAGAGAAAATTGATTTAAATCTAGACAAAAAGATAGATTTAGAAGAATTATTTGATCTAACAGCTGATGTAGGCGACTTAGGTGTAAAATTATAGGACAATGCAGCAACCGCAATCGATTCTATCCTAGAAGCCAATGATGAAATTGCTGAACAATTAAAAACAGTAACTTATGGTAGTTATACTCTTTATGATTTATTTAAAGATGCTTCTGATGGATATTTAAATGCAGAAATCGCAAAAGAGGATTTCTTAAAGTTAGTTTAGGCTTTATATGAATTGGCTCTTGGAGATTATGATAAAAATGATATTGCTGGCTCTCTTTATGATAAGCTTGCTACTTTGGATTTAACTTAGACTTTAACATTAGGTGATTATACTATTAATGTTAAGTATTCAGATTATAAAGTAACTTAGACTGATGATGGGAAGTGGAAAACTACTACAAAAGGTACTCCTTGGGATACTTTTGATGAGGCAGTTCGCGCGGAAGCTCTGGAAAAAGCTGGCGTTACTGGAACTATTACCTGGTCGGAAGATAAAGTTACTGCTTCTGGTGCCTTGTCATTTAAGAGCGTTGAAATGACTGTGGTGGCTGATGCCGAAGGAGTTCATTATAATTATAATGGAGTACAATATAATTCACTTAATGATGCTGCCGCGGCTGCATGGAATGCGGCAGGTGGTGAACAAGGCACTCAATTAACTCTTGATGAGTGGAAAATACAGCAAGGTATTACAGTAGTAACTACAGTTTCAAAAGTAGATACTAGTAATATTAGTAAGTCTTAGATTGATAAATTAGTTGGTACTTCTTGGCAAGAGATTAAAGCTAAATGGGATGCTGCAGCCGGCGACAAAGAAGCACAATAGCAGTTCCAAATTGAATATGGATTTACTCTTGATAACAAAACAACAGAAGCTGATTTCAACGAGATGAAAAAGCGTCTTGGTATTACAGAGAATCGTATGGAATTAACATTAGCCATTACTAATCTCGACGAAATTGCGGCTGAGTTTGCTTCTAAAATGACCAATATTACACTAAATCCCACTTCTGCAGATGCAACAGGCAGTGCAACTGTAACTGCTGATACAACTGAAGCAGTAACATCTATAGGCGCAGTTGAAGAAGCAATTAATAAGGCTATTAAAGCTATTGAGTATTTAAATACACTTAAGGTTGCGATTGATAAGGGCACTGCAGAAGCAGATATGTAGGCTATTGAGACGGCGACGAAAGATGCGGAAAAAGCAGTAGGAAATTTAGATACTGCGGTTTCTGGATTGACTACATAGTTTGGATACTTAAATGGTACTCTTAGTACCTTACAAACTTATTTATCTGGCTTAAGCAATTCTACTATTAGTATTCAAGCAACTGGACACGAAGTATTAGAAACTATTGCACAGAACTTACGTAGTATTTAGACAGATATTGCAAGCCTTAAAACACAAGAAGTAGAAGGCAAGATTGTTCTTAATATCACTACTGGCGGCGAAGTCAAAGCTACAGGCAATGTAATCGGTAATGGCGCGTTTGCTGCTGGTTCTCGCCAAGTACTAATGGGTGAACTTGGTCCTGAGTTATATGTAACTGGAGGCCGTTATTATGTAGCTGGCCAGAGTGGCGCTGAGTTTGTCAATCTACCAAATGATGCAATCGTCTTCAATCATTTGCAGACTCGTAAGTTATTAAGCACTGGCGCGGCAGGTCGCGGTAAGCCCGTAACCAATGAAAAAGCCGCAACATCCTTAGCCACTGGTAATGCAATGGGACTTGCGATGGCTAATGTTCAGCAAACTCTTGCGACATTGAAACAATTAAGGGCAATGTGGCAATCTATTGCAAATGCTTCTATCACAGATATGGTTGGCTTAGCTAATATGAAGGATACTGAGTCTTCAAGTGATGGTGGCAGTAGTAAGATTGACCGCAAAGCTTGGATTGAGACTCTTGAGAAATGGTATAATTGGCTACAAAAGATTGCTGAACTTGAGAAAGAAATTAACTATGAAGAGCAATTGCGTAATACCTTAGAAACTCGTTAGGGGCCAAAAGGTAAGGAACTATACGAAAGTCAGAAGCGTGAATTAGAAATGATTAAACAGCAATATGCTGTTTAGAAGAGTTTAGTTGATTCTCGCCGTGAATACTTTGAAGCCCGTAGGGCACAGTTGAATAGTTCTGTCTTTGGCAAGTTCTATTAGTTTGATGAGCATGGACAGTAGTTCTATACTCGTGGTACTAAGTTTGAGTTTGGTAAAACTGCTGATTATGTTGCGGCGCAAAAAGCTGCACAGGCAAATGGCGGTAATGGTGCTACAACCACTACAATGACCAATGTTGCACCCGAAATGACTAAGCATACTGCTGAGTGGAATAAATCTATTGAAAATTTAGCATTAGCTATTTATAATAATAGAGCTTAGAATCAATGGTCTCGTTTAAGTGATGGTAGTATTTCTAGTAGGATACATCATTATGAAACTATGGACTAGGCATTAAAATGGGCTTAGACTCTGTATCGTATTGATGAGAATGGTAAAGCTACTTATCTTGGCAATCCAACTGCAAAAGGTGACCCATTAGCATATTCCGATGTAGAAGGTCGTCTATGGGATATTTGGGTAAAGAATATTGGAGTTGATTTTGATAGACTACAAAGCGGTGAAAAATAGAGAAGTAATATGGATTAGAACGCATTAAATGCGTCTTCTGAATATAAGAAACTACTTTCTCAAACAATACAAGACACCGCTAAAGCGGTTGGACAAGAAGTTGGCGGCGGAAGCACTGGCGGTGGTGCGGCTGGAGCAAATCCTCCTCGTTCTGAACTTGCTCAAATTACTCAAATTGAAGGCGGTTTTGCCGCGTTAATGGAACTTTGGGCCCGTGACACGCAAACCTTAGAACCTAAATATACTCCAGCAGAACAATATGCAATTGCCTAGTCTCTTGGCTTTGGCAATTATATGTTATATGACTAGAGTGGTAATAAGATTGAGCCTGGCGAGAATGGTTAGGATGATACATTCTATACATCAGCGTTACAAGCTTTAACAGACAATCTTGATGCTGACCGCGAGGAAATGCAATCTCTATATGACTCTATTGAGGAAGATGAGAAGAAACTGTTAGAGTTAGAGCAGAAATAGAATGAAATCCTATTAGCCATCCGCGATAACCAAATTGATGTAGAAAACAAGATACTTGATGCTATTGAAGCGCGTGAGCAAGCCATTATTGATGAGTTATCAGATACCAAGGAAGTTCTTGAAGATAATGCTGATAAATACATCAATGGATTGAATGAGGCTTTAAGTAATGAATAGCGTATGTATCAGTCTAATAAGTCTTAGAATGAATTAGAGTCTCTAAGGCGGCAATTAGCTATTCTACAACGGTCTGGTGGTTCTGCTTCTCAAATCAATAGTCTATAGCAGCAAATTGATGCTAAGGAGCAAGAAAATTACTTTGATGCACAACAATAGCAAATTGATGCTATTTAGGCAGCTTCCGACTTAGAAATCGAACGTCTAGACAAGTAGATTGAGATTATGGAAACTACATTAGAGTATTCTAAGGAGCATGGATTATTATGGGCTGAGGTTAGTTAGATTATGCAGTAGGATGATGGAGTAATTATGGACTTCTTACTTTCTAATACTGCAGAATACTTAGCAACCTCTGCTTTACAACAATCCGCAACTTATGATGAATTATTATCTATGGTTAATCAGTGGACAGCATATCGTGATGATTAGAATAAGTATAGGCCATTATAGGAAGATATGGAAGTAGGTTTAGAAGATATAATGGCAAATATATTTAGTACTGATGCGAATGTCGAAGATAGTAATGTTATTTCTGCTATTATTGGCGCGAATGCATAGGTTGTTCAAGGAATACAAGCTGCAACAGAAGCTACTAAGAGTAGTAGTGGAAGTGGTAGCGGAAGTAGTGGAGGAAGTTATTCTTATGATGAACGCGGTTCAGGAGGCAGTATTAGCGGCGCTAGTAGGGTTGGTAGTGCTGTCGGCGGCACTGGAAATGCAGAATATAATGCCTGGTTAAGAGAATAGGGTAATAACCTAGGGGTGAGCGCCAATTGGCAAATGGCAATTGCTCAAGATGGTAATTATTCTGATACAGATTTATATAAGGCTAATGCAAATGCGACAGGAAAATAGGCCGCTAAGACTCTTGAAAAAGCTGGTGAAGGAAACGGCACATGGACTTTTACAAGGGATTTTGTATATGATACTAGTAATGACAATGGTAAAAACTATTCTAAATGGGAGTTAGCTAACATTGAAAAAGACTTATAGAACTTAAAAGACCCAAATGGTATTTATAAAGATATGTCTGAAGCTTGGAAACAGAATAAAATCAATGTATATACTGAAGTGCTTCGTTAGAATGGAGTCCAAGGATATTCTTCTGGTGGTTCAGTAGATTATACAGGCCTTGCAATGGTTCACGGTACTCCTACTCGTCCTGAATACTTCCTTGACGCTGAGGAAACAAAGATGTGGAAATCTGATATTCTTAGTTCAAACTCTTCTTCCTTAACCTCAAGATTATTAGCATTACGTGAAATTTTAAACGGAATTGAGTCGGCTAGTAGTCACATTAATAATAGTACAGATAATGGAGTTATTATTGAGAAAGCTGAAGTTAATGTTGACGTTGCTTAGCTTGCTAATGATTATGATGCACGCCGCGCCGGTGATACAATCATGGATGAAATACTTCAGATTGCAAGAAAAACTGGTGTTAGTAGCGTGAGGAGGTAAGGAGTATGGCAGAATTAGTTGGAAATGAAGTTGCATCTACTGCGGTTCCTGCAACTCAAGTTTATAAAGCGACTCATAAAGGGGAGAAATATCTCCCCTTTATGAATCGTTCTTTTATTAGTTTTTCTTTTGGTTATAAAAAGGATGACAATGACAATTTAATCCCCGTGCATATTGAGGATTTTAATTTAATTGCAACTATTGAGAATAATAGAATTACACGTAATGGTTATGCGGCATTCGAAGATTTAACTTCTACCTATAATAATCTTGATGGCCAATATTATTGGAATACACATTATAAGGCTAACGAAATTACTTTTAGTTTAGCTACTGATGGAATTACATAGAAAGAATTGGATGAATTCTTGCGCTGGTTTCGCGCCGGAGAAATAAGGGAACTTATTTTGGCAGAACATCCAAATAGGGAGATTCTCGCGCGAGTAAAGAATCCACCGCAATTATCATTATTGCCATTTGATAAAGATGTATAGGTTATGCTATCTAGCGTAACCTATACAACTAAAACAACTATATATAAAGGTAATATTACATTAACATTAGTAATGGATGAACCTTTTTGGCACGCAATTAAGAATATATTGGGTGAAGAAGTTGATGGGCATTATAAAGATACTTGGACTGGTCCAAATGGAGAATCAGTTAGTATTTATGCTTCATAGGATGCTTTAAAGATTTTATATGAAGATGGTATACCACTTGGTAGTATGATTGATAATAATATGCTATTAGGTGATGAGAGCTATGCTAGCGTTGAATCTAATGTATAGGCGTGTATTTGGTCTATAAGCGAAGAAGCGGATGATTACTTAGAGAGGGGTGAAGGTGCGCGAATTCACGGAACAATCGGAGACCCTTTGTCTGGACTTCAGCCAGAAGGATAGAAATACCCTGATGGAACATACGTAGGCATAATTGCGGGCGCATTAATTGATGTTAGCGGCAATGGTATTTCTTCTTTATAGACTGGGCAAGAGGCATATTTTTTCTATGCTGGTACCGCTCCTGCGCCATTGTCAATTAGTTTTTAGTTTACTCCAGAAATGGATAGCCAATATTATATTACTGTGCCATTTAATTCTCATACTTCTCCTACTTACAATACTATTACAATTAAAAGTCTAAATGAAATTAATTTTAACTTTACTACGCCAAACATTTTTACCAGTTATAATAAAGTTTTGGATATTTTTTCTCAAGAAAATATTAATAGTAATACAACAAAGACCTGGACAGATATTTATCAAATGATTCGTGATACAGTGCGCCATCCAGCAATGCGCGCGTGGGCAACCGCAGTCATTGATTTTCAAACTAAAAACAATGTAGAAATTACAAATACTGCATATACAACTCTTAGGAGAAATATGTCGTATGTATTTAAAAGCTATAGTGATGTTATATTTTCAACAGATCTTACATTTAATGGAAAAACTGGAGAAGCAATTGGCGCATTCACTTATCGTATTCCTACTAGTATGGATAATTATAGTTAGTCAGATTTAAGTATGTTTGGAATATATTCTTCAAGAGAAGAAGAAGATATCGGTGATATGCTACAATCTAATTACCTAATTATTAAGGATAGAAACTATCCAACTGAATCTGGTAAGATTGTTAAATGGGAGGATACAAATGATACTACTAGATAGTATTCACATGTATTAACTCATAATTTACCAGTGCCAATTTCTAATATTAAAATAATGTATTAGAACTTATATCTGTAAGGAGTAAAAAGGAGGAATGTCTTATGGTTCATGAGGAAATTAGAAAATATGAGATTTCTGTTTGGACACTATAGGATAATTTTATTACAGTACTTAAATGGTCTGATTTGGTGTAGAAAGGATGTATTGAAAATGCGCAATTTGATCTGAATGATGATAGTATTGATAAATTATCGTTTGAGGTTCCAATGTATATACGCTAGGGAAAGGAACTAGTTGAAAATCCTATTTGGTATAATACTCGTAATGGCATTTTATTAGAAGGAATGCGCAAGTTAAAATTAATAATTAATAAGTAGACAGAAGATGAAGGGATTTATGAATTATTAATTACGAAAGTCGTAGATGAGCATAGTGGTGATATATTAACATGCAGTATTACGGCTGAAAATTTAGCTTTCCACGAACTAGGAAAATTAGGATATAAGATTAGTTTGTCTTATACAAACTTTGAAAATGAATATAATAAATGGGTAAAGGGAGTAGAAGATGGGAGTATTCCAAGTTCTACTCCCGCCCCTGCAAATACTTTATAGTTTTGGTGCGAAAATAGTACATGTTGTAATATAAAAGAATTGCCTGATAATGCTACAGAAATAGACCCGCATTAGTGGTATTATAAGATTTAGATGAAGCAAAATCATCTATTGCGTTCTAGTCATAAGATTTATGAAGAGCCATATCCAATGGCTTGGGACCCAGAAACTTTATAGCCGAAACAAATGTAGGAGCTAGAGGAAAAACGGCGTGTAGTAGAAATAGAACATAGTAATTTATATAATATTACTTAGACAATAGCTGAAACTTATTAGGTATTTTGCCGCTATGAGTATGGACATGATGAAAATTATCATATTACTTCTAAGACAATTGTTTTCTTTAATGATTTATCTAGAGATAAAGAAAAATTAATTAGTCTATCTTATCCTCATTCGTCTTAGTCTATCACGCGCGAAACTGATAGTACAGATATTGTAACAAAATTATATGTTACGTATAATGATGAGACGGATAATATCATTATGTCTACTGCAAATAAAACGGGTGAAGATTATATTCTAAACTTTGATTATATGCATGATATTGGCGCGATTACCGAGGAACAATATAAGGAAGTTGGAGTATTTGAAGATGATGTTGCAAGAATCAATAGCAAATTAAATACGGCTTAGCTTTGTATTGGTACTGTATAGAATGCATTAGTAGAAGCTGAAGCGGATAAAACTTTATATACAAATAGCTTAGAGGAATCAATTAAATAGTTGAATGCAAATACCGCATTAAAGAATAATTTAGTAAATGAATACGGTAATGGCACAGATTTATAGATGACTAATAAGCATCCTGATTCTGGCACTATTTTAACAGATAGTAAGACAGGTAATACCTATATTAATTTATCTTCTTCTAAAAAGGGTATTAAAACAAATACTGTTAGAATTTATGAAAATTATAATACAGTAAATAATACCCTATCTAATGAAATTACTGGATTTAGTTTTGTATATGATGAATATAACGCTCCTATTAAGATTATTCATGTAGGATAGACAGAACGTAAAGTAGTATATTTAACATATGACTATGACCCGGCAACGTATTATGATAATATCATAAAGATTTGGCAGACAAAAGTGGCTAATGATACAGCCGCAAAAGAAGATGCCGAAGCGCGTTGTAATAAATTAGAAACACAATTAGCTGATTTTCAAAGCTAGCTTGACGATTTGATTGCACAAAAAGATGAATTATTATGGCAATTCTAGCGTATGATGGGGCCTGCTTTGCGCGAAGGCTGGTGGACGCCAAATACAGTACAAAATCGCTATTAGACATTAAATGATACTAAGGTCTTCCCTAATACATTTGAAGAAAATGTATTACAGCCAGACTCTGGCACTGATTTCCTCATCGGTTGGGATTCAGAATTATTCCCAGAAGAATAGAAGGGATACTATAAACTAGGCGTATTAGAAACAGAAACTTATTATCCATATATAGATGTTTCTAGTTTATTCGGTTTAAGCAATTTCTATATGAATTTTTAGGATTGGTTTGTAATTTTTAATGATAGCACCGAATCTACTTTATCATTAAAGAATGTGCGCTTATTAGGCATTGGGTCTGAAGTTGTTCCCGCTTTTATTAAAAAGAATAATAGTGTAATCCCTGTCCTTATCATTTCTGGCGCGACAACATTAACTGATGATTAGATTGCACGAATGAAGTCTACCGGTTTTATAGGTAGCATTACTATTGATTCTGTTGAGGGCATATCTGACACATCAAATTTTGTTCGCCAGTATTCTATATCATCAAGTCAATGGGGAACTTTAACAGCAAATACGCCAGTTGTATACCCTCGTCTTAAATTTTCTTCTTTAAATTTTTAGGCTAATTCAACCTTATTAAATATTGCGGCAAATGGTAAGCAATTAGAAAAGTATAAAGATTATTATATTTTAACACGCGATACTATGCGTGATGAGATAGGATATTTAGAATATTTCTTAACTATTAAGCCTGAAGCTTTATTTAGCACTGGTAAATTGCCAAGTAATATTATGGCAGTATATGCTTTATCATAGAGTAACACAGCTATATACTTAGATGCAAAGGATGTTGCGAAAGAGAACGCATATCCTAAAGTTTCTTATACTATTACTCCAACTTTGCTTCATATTGATTTAAATAAGGTATTGTATAAGTATTTAGATGTAATAGTAATGATAAATGATGTTGACTTAAAGTTAACAGACACGTTCGGATATATCTCTCATATTACTTTACAATTAGACGATATGTCTAAGGATAAAATTGAGATTAAGAATTATACTAATAAATTTGAAGACCTCTTCTCATCTATTATGGCTTCAAATGAAGTAATTAAATAGCGTAAGAATGAGTTTCTTGAGGCTACGCGCGGCAATATAGGACTATCACCTATTGGCGCAGCGAATTTCTTTGAGGAATAGAAACCATTAATTGATAGCTATTTAGATAATTATCTTGATACAAGTCCAACTGTTGAAGAAAAATTGCATAATATATTTACAGAAGCTGGTAATATATTATCACATGCAAGTTCAACATTAGGATAGGCAGGCGCATTATCAGTAGAGAATGCTACTATATTAGGCGATTTTGCACAAGATATACGTAAGGATGTAGTTCCGTTAGTTATGCAGACGCCAATATAGCCAGCTGATTTTAAAGTTGGAGATATTTGGATTAAGACTGACCAATAGGGAAATGAGATTGGAAGATATGTAGCTACTTCTAATTCAGACTATTCTTTGAATGGCTATGGTTTTACTCGTACATATGATGGTTCTTTAGCATAGATTACTGGCGCGGGAATGGATATTGATACAGTTGCTGGTACGACTTCTATTTATGCTAAAAATGAACTTAAAATGGAATCTGGTGGCTTTATAAAAATAGCTGGCAATGATGTTGAAATTGTTGGTAACAAGAAAGTAACTATTGGCGGCGCGATGATTAATATTGCAACTTTAGTTAAAGAAGGAACAACTTATTAGTCATCTGGCATTAATTTAATTGCTTCCTCTTATAATGAAGATAATTTAGCTAATAGTAGTATATCTAAGGTATTATTAACTCCAAATAGTATAACTATGGGTGCGGCGACTATGACTTTTAAGGCAGCAAGTACCATCAATATGATTGCTTCTACCGGTACTGCCGCGAATACATCAGCAATTAAATTGGATGCTGATACTGGTATTTGGATTGGGTCTGGGAAGAGTATTAGATTATTTAGCGGAACTGGTACCTCTGGTTCCAATGTTTCAATAACGCCAACTCATATTTTCTTAGGTACTACGAGCGGTAGTTCTGCTTCGGCATTTGATATGACACCTGATTATATCATAATGGCAGTTGGCACGAATTCTACAAATTTTACTAGCTCTAATGTAGAAGCTAATAGTACTAATTCGATAGTAGGTTTAAAAATAACACGCTAGTCATTTGGTTTAGCTACTGGTTCTGGCACGGGCCGCGCTGTTATGATAATGAACTCTGCTGGAGTTCTTATCGGCGCGGGAAATACTCCTGAGAGCAGCGGCTCTTATGTACGAATTACCGGAACAAAAGTTGAAATAGGGTCTACTGGTATATTATCTGTTAATATGACTAACTTTAAATTATAGACCGATAGTACTAATGGAACGAGTTTTGCGGTAGGCAAAAACTTTGGAAATATCACTTCTGTTAGCTCTGTAAGTGCAAGTGATACCTGGGTTGGAATGATATATAATAAAAATGGATTCTTCATCCATGGTAATGTAGTCGCGCAAGCATTTATTGCGTAGTGCTCCACTGGCTATCTAAAAGCCGAAGGAAATAACTTAGGATTCTATGATAGTAATAATAAGAGTATACTTAATCTTAACGGAAGCGGCATTACTTGTGGTGGAGACTTTAATATTACTACTGGTCATAACCTTATAGCTGAAAGCGGTAAGACAGAAATAGACTCTACTTCTGGACGTATTACTTTCTCTGTTAATCGATATAGTACTGTAAGCAGTCTACCGTCGAGTAATACCAATTATCGGGCCGGAGACTTAGTATATGTTACTTCTGGTTCTAATTAGGGCTTATGGAAATTAGGTTCTAATGGCTCTTGGACTAAAGTAAGTTCTGCATCTCAAACAAGTACAGAAGTTACTAATTATGTAGCAAATGCTATCGCTATGAATAGCTTCTAGGTTACTGATGATGGATTGATTATATGCGATCGTATTATTTGCCGTGGATAGGTTGTATCTTAGGGCGGATTCTATGGTACGGTTTAGGGACAAGCTAGCTCCTCTTAGATTTCACAATGGAGTTCCTGCACTGGATGCGGCGGCGGATGTGGTAGTAATTGTTCAAAGTCATGTGGAGGCGGCTGTGCAGAAGTATGCGGTGGTAATTGTTCTTCATAGTGCGCGAATGATTGTAGCGGCGGCTGTAGCGGCAGTTGTGGTAATAATTGCCAAGGCACCTGTAGTGGAACTACTACAGGAAGTAGTACTTGTACTGGTTGTACTG